AATATGGCTTTGCAAAAGGTCCTGTATTTAAAGTAGAGTTCGTGGACGTTGCTTCTCCTGGAGCAGGAGTTACTCATATTAAAATATGGGGCATTGATAATAAAAACTCAGATGCACCAATCTATCCTATTGCTTATTTTACTAAGTTTTCAACAATTCCAGTATATCTACAAAAATTTGAATTTTGTGATTCTAGCGGAACCGAAGTAGTTCCAACTGGTGACTATACTGTTGTTGGATATAAGAAAAAAGGAATGGTTTCTGTTTGGTAATGGAAAACTTAAACGAAAATAGAATATCACCGCTTGTAAATCGAGGAGATTTTACTAGGGGAATTCCATTTTATGGCACCAAGGGAGATTTTAATTTTACCATGGGCAGAAGCCAATTTACGCCCGGTATTTCAATTAAACAGACTCTGTTGACAGATTTATCACGTAAGGGTGATCCAGGAACAACTCCATTCGATCAAAATATTTCCACATTAAAAACCTTTTTTAAGCCTGGAGATAGAGTAAGAGGTATCCTGATTAATTCTCAATTGGATGAAGATAACGGCAAAATGGTAGTTGGTAAACTTTATAAAATTACTCCAAACTATTCAAATAACTCGATTAGAGCTTGGATAAAAAATCCCAAGACTCTAAAATTACAAGAGGTATACGTTGAATCTATTGAAAGAGTATATGAATCACACCGCGCTCTTTCCTTTTCACAATTCATAAATTCATAAATTACTTAAACTATTTAATATTCTCGTGTATAATATAGAGAAAAAAATTAAATAGGCACATGAGTAATCAAATTGATCCTGAAGAAGCTAAACGATTTTTAGACGAACAGGACAAACAGTACGGCATTAATAATATTGAGCCAGAAGTTCCACAGGCTGAGGTAAAGGTTACAAGTTTAGGCAAGGCACAGAGTCACCAACAAATGTTAGAAATGTCAGCAGCTGAAGAGTCTCCTTGGAAGCTATTAGATGTTCGAACTCTGCCTTCCGGTGGATTATTTTATCCTGAAAATGCGGAATTATTATTACGCTCTGCAAAAACTAAAGAAATTCGTCACTGGTCAACCATTGATGAGGAAGATCCAATTGATGTTCGAGAAAAGATTAATTTTATCCTTAATGCATGTACAAAATTTAAAATTAAAGGGCAAATGACTCCTTTAAATTTTAATGATTTTACAGAAATTGATCGTTATCATATTCTATTTAGGATCTATGAACTTACCTTTCCAAATCAGGAAAATAAGCTTTGGGCCTATATTAAATGTGAAAACGCTCAATGTAATCACACAAATCAGACCCAAGTTACCAGTACAAATCTATTAGGCTTTAAGTATCCTGACGAGCTAATGAAATGGTATTCTCCAGAAGAAAGATGCTTTGTAATCGTTTCTGAAAAGCTTAATGAAACATTTAGATTATATTTGCCAACGATTGGAATGGCAAATAAGTTTAGGCAAAAACGTCGTGAAGAAGAGCAAAAGGGAATTGATATAGACGAAGCGTTTTATGAGTATGGCCCATACTTAATTAATGAATGGAGAAAAATCGACATGCAAATGTTGACTACTCTTAAATTTAATTCTCTAGAATGGCAAGAAAACAAGTTTGTTTTTATCCATAAATTTACAAAATCCCTAATTAAAGCAAGTTTAAATAAAGCTGCAAGTGTTTGCGAAAAGTGTAAGACACAAACGGAGAGCCACATTTTTTTGGGAGGAAGCTTCACTATCAAAGATATTTTCATTATTTCAGTTGGACTTGATGAACTTATTTGAGCTTAATGCTCGTTTGGCGGTGAAGCTGGGTCAGTCCCTAGACACTCTTTATAACTTAGAATATATGGAATACTCTCTTCTTCTCAACATTGTTAAGAAAGACATTGAAGACAAGAACGAGACGATTCTCAAAGAAGCAGAGCTTTCTTCTGCTCCGCAATCTCCTATTAAAGTGAACCTTCCAGATCACCTTAAAATCAAATAAATAATAAAAAAATGTAATTTAAGTGAGCGAAAAACTAGGAGTCTTTTCAAATTTATATAAAGAAAAAGCTACAACTGAAGTTGAAAGATATAAGGGACTAGTTACTAAAGCTGAAGAGAAATTAAATCGTGCAAAAACTCTTTGGGCCCAAATCAAAGGAGAAGCGGAAAGGCTTGGACTTAGCAAACAGTTTAGCGAAGCATTTCCGGAAGCCGGCGGAAAAGTAATAGTAACGGATGGAGTTAATCCAAACACTAGCTATACTGTTTTCTTTGACTATGATGATTCAATTAAGGTTCCAGTAAGAGAGCTCACAAAATTAACTAATGCTACCGATAAATTAAAAAACGCTGAACATAATTTAGCGAATGCTCAGTCTCTCTTGGCAAGAAAACCAGAAGATCATTTAAAGATTCTTGGAAATGCTCTATTTCAAACTGCCGCTGAAGCTCAAGCAAAAGGTGCCAGTCAAGTTCTCGATTCCATTTTAGGTAAAAATAGTAAATATGAAGATTTTGAAGATCTGATGATGTCATTAGATCAAGTAGACGGCCCGTCTGGAGTTAATACTAGCCAGCCAGCATATGAAGCGTTAAAGGAAAAATTTGAAGCTGGAGAATTTTCTAAAAAAAAGGAAGAGACTGGTCCAATAAACACAGCTGCGACTAAATCATCAGAAAAAGCCTCGTCTTCTGCCATAAATCCTCCAGAAGGAGAAAAGAAAACTGAAGCTGAAAAGTCGACCGTAAACCCTGTAGCTGCTCCTCCTACTGAAACCGCGGTTGAAAAAACTACCGGTACTGTAACTGGAACTCCTACTGCATTACCTAAGGAAGCAGAAGTTCCGAAACCATCTACTGCAATTAATATTTCAGTAGAAACTCCGGCCGGACCTGAGAAAGCCCCGACCGGTTCTGTTGCCGGGACAATGCCGCAACCTACGCCTACTGCTGAAATTGGCCCTAAGCCATTAGAAAAAACTACAGTAACTTCTGAGCCAATTATAATTGAGCCTCCCACTAAACCTGGAGCAGCAACGACAACTGGTTCACCAGTAAATGAAGAATCTGCAAAGAAAAAACAAGAAGCCGCAAATGCTGCATTAGGTGTCTTGGTTGGAGTGTCACCTGCCGGTTCTACTGTTAAACTTGGATCAACTTTAAACCAATTAATCACTGAACCTAGTACGACTACGAATACTACTCAGGTTTCTAATACGACTACTCAGTCTACGATAAATCAGTCAACTGCTTCGACTATAGAAGGTGCCGCAAATACTGCAAACCAGACGGTTTCAAATAAAGCAACAAGCGAGTCGTTTCTCAATCAAGTTACAAACTCTAACACTAGTGCGCTAGCGAACCGATATTTCAAGTCAGTTTTTGCACCAGTTGAAGAAAAGAAAAAGGGTGAAGTTTCAGAAAAGGTAGAAACCAATCCTCAAACGATGTCTGAGGCGACGTCTAACACTACGCCTGAAAACGTTACTGAAGTTACTAAAACTTCTCCATCTTTTCCTGAAAAAATACAGCCGAGTTCTGAAAAAATTATTGAAAAAGCAAATTCTAAAGTTCTTGAAAAAACTCAAGAAATGATGAATCAGAAGGAAATGGTCAAAGCTGAGATGGTTTCTTCTCCGGAAAAATCAGATACTCCTGTCGGCGCCTCTACTGGAGCAAATGAATCTCAACAAGCGGCGGCTTCGCCCAAAACCTCAATTAATATGGATGGACTTGAAGCAAGATTATCTAGGCTAGAGTATCTCCTATCCAACCCATTAGAAGTAAAAATTGTAGAATAACATGATAAATCAAGAAGACAAATCCAAACTAAAACAGATCTACCAAAACTATTCACAGTTCCATAGTGAACTAAACTCTTTGGAAAATCAATTACAGGACCTATTAAACAAACAAATTCGAGTAAGTCAGGAATTAGAAAATACTCGAAAGAATGAAAAACTTTTAATAAATAAGATAGAAGAGGACATGCAAAGGACTCTTACTCAAGAAGAATTAATTAAAATAGTAAACTCATGAAGTTTGACATAAAATCAATATTAATACTTGTTCTTTTATTGACTACTTTAATCTTTGGATATAAGTGGTTCTTTGGAAGCGATTCAGCTTCTGCTGAAAGAATTAAGCAACTTGAGCAAGAGTATAAAGAACTAGAGAAAAAGAAAAAAGAAAACGAAGTGCAAATTAATGCATTAAAAGCAAGTTTTGATACTTTAAAATTAAAAGACGATAGTTTGAAAGTTGAACTTAATCGACTTGAAGGAGAGACAAAACATGCAGAAATCGTAGCTGCCCAATCAAAGAACAGATTGAGTAAACTTCAAGCCGAACTTGCGGAAACTCGACACAAGATTGAAGAATTCAAAAAGAGTCCTCCGAACAGGGAAGGCGATAATTTATTGCAATCCTTAAAAAATAAAACACAATAATCAAATGAAAAGGTTTTTATTAATATTTAGTTTAGTGTTAAGTCTATCTTCTTTTGCTCAAATCGATTATCCAAGATACGAAAAGGATTCTCTAGGTCAGCAGGTAGTAGTAATGACTATTTCGCAAGCTATGAAACTTGATAATAACTCAGAATTATTAGGACTTTTTGAAAAACTAAATTCTCAAATTGGATCATACGATTCCGTGTGTATTAAAGTGATTAACGATAAAGAAAGAGTGATTAGTGCACAAAAGTTACAAATTTCTTCTTTAAAAGAAGCATTAACCAATAAAGATCAGAAAATTCAAAACTTACAAAAGCAAATCGTCCTATACATTGATCGCGTTGGAATTTTAGAGAAACAAATTGAAAATAGAGAAACCGTAATTTCTGAAAAGAATTTACAAATAAGAGGACTTAAAACTAAAATGATATTTGGAGGAATCGGCGGAGGAGTTGCAATCATTGGACTCGTTCTAGGATTAATTTTAGTTCATTAAAAGAAGAAAATAAAATGAGAACCAGCAGATTCGTTAATCTTACAGACTATTGCATAGTCGAATATATGTTCGATCAATTAAATTCATTGAATGTATATACCGATGATTTTATACTATTAGAAAATCCATATGTAGATATTCATCAGATTGTAAATACTGATGCTTCTTATAATTCTACCAAAAACATTAGAGATCTTACCGCGATCCCTATTGGCGGAAACATTTATGTATATAACGATAGTGAACAGATTCCGGATTACTTAACATACGATTCAACTATTACCAAAACAAATATTACTGGATACGCCGTAGCAATGGATCAAGTAAGATTTCATTTTGTTGCGGGATTTGATTTTGAAGATTTTAAAGGTTTAATTTTAAGTGTAAAACATACTGAAAACGACGGCAAAAACAATTTATTTGCAAGCATTTTGCTTGCGCCTGAAACCTCAGCTGATTTAATCATCTACAATTCAAAGCCTCTATTTTTGTCAAACGCAGTATACGACAGGTATATTGATATTTTAGTGCCTTCAATTAAAAATATTAACGAAGAATATAAAACTGCACCTAATCCAGCAACAACTTTCGTTGCCGCAATTACGCCAAATCCAAATGGATCGACTGCCTTTGTTTATAATGGCTCTATTTCGATTGGTTTAGCTGAGTGCGGAAAAAGAAAAGAAATTTATTCTACTGCTCAAATAACTTATTCTGGATTTGAGGTAACCGATTATTTTGAAGCTCCACTTTCACAAAGCAACGAGTTTGATGCAGTCGGCGCGTACATCAATCAGTCAACTGTCGGAGATTTCATTGAATTTTATCTTACTTTTAACTCTGGTTTTCCAGAGGATTTTATTTCAATTTTAAACAAAAGAAATCCTGCCGATGACTGGATCATTATTCATCAATTGAGCGTTTTTGAACAGGTAGGTACTGCATTCATTAACACTGCCAGGACAGTATTTTTCCAAGAAGATAATTTTGATGAACCCAATTTATTTAGACCAGTTTTAAAAAATGCAAACGAGGCAGTAAGCATGTCAATTGACTATCTTGTTCGTTTGACTAACCGAAGAACTGGGGATCAAGTTATTCGAGAAGCATCATATTCGTTAATTTCTCCTAAAAAATACGGATTAAAATTAATTAATATTCCATTATTAGATAAGCCTCAATCCCAAAGAGTTTACAACAAAATTATTAAAAAGAATTTTGAATCAAGCAAGCTGTTTATTGAACCTAGTTTAAATGCGGGTCAAACATCGGCTTCTTCAACTGGAACAGTTATTACTAGAACTGAATACATACCTATCTTTTTTAACAATAATAATATAGCAGTTTCGACAGTTAGTTCCCTAATAAAAACTAAGGATTCGAACGATGAAGTAATATTTGGATTAGGAAAACTTAGGTTTGTGCTAACACCATTTGATAATGTCGTAAAATTTAAAGTTTATACCACTGGTACTTCTTCCAGTAAGGTGACCCAGATCCCATTGGACTTAAACATTAATGCTGCAAAATATCGTTTGGTTTTTGATACCGACAGTGGAAAAATTAATATTGATAATGCAAATGATGCAAAAATCGAAAACCTTTCTACTGGAATTATAGCCTTCAATGTAGCTAAAAAGCAGAGCGAAGCTATCTCTAATTCAACAAATAGAGTGGTTTATCTAGTTGCTGTTGCACAAGATGGAACTGAGACTTCTATGTATCATGGACAATGGAGAAAGCCGACCGAACAATCTGAAGTAGATTCGATGATTACTCAAATCAAGGCAGACTCCGCAACAAATACTGCGGTTCAAACATCTCTTAACCAAATAGCAGCAAACACATTAAGCTTCAATATTGCAGAAAGTGTTAAAAATTTAGAGGAAATAACTTCGACTCCTATTAAGACCAAAGCGGTTCCTCCAGTAGTCAACAAGTTCGGAATGGCTGCGCCAAAAGCAATCAATCCAAACTCAAGTAATTCTAAGAACCTTTGATTATTTAAAGCAATAGAAAGATAAATAAACTAAAATAAATCATTATAAAATGAGCGAATTTGTGACCAAAGTATTAGCTGAGTTAAAGTCAAATTGTGAATTAAACTCTTCACCGCTAATTAAAATGATCGTTGAGTCTGCTGAAAAATCTATTTCTTTGAACGAAAGCAGAGAAAAAATATATTTTGACCTAAAAAATGGATTGGTCGCAATTAACGAAAACATAAAAAATCCTATCCTGGGTCAAATTGTTTCCTCTTTTGAGAAAAACGAACAGACTCTTGATTCACACGTAAAAAGTATTGCAACTGAAGCTGGAATCTCTAAAGAAATTAACTTACTTAAAGAATCCCATGCATACGCAAATCCAGTACTTAAAACTCAAATCGATCTTTTTGAGTCATATTTAAACTCAGGATCTCCTGATTTTGTGCTTTGCGATCCTTTCATCAAGACTTTTGCAAATCACACGTATGATTCAAATATCAAAAAGTCAATCGCTTCTGTACAGAAATATTTAGCTGAAAATGCAGCAAAAGTAAAAGTATTGAACGCGATATACCAAATGGATTCAATGAGAACTCAAGTTTATGCTCCAGTTAGCGAAGATCTTAAAAAGATGCTAGTATCTGAAAGCTACTCGGCAGACGTAATAAAAATAAAGTTTGGTACTGCTATTCCAGTTATCAATGCGTTAGTTCAAGATCTTAGAATCATCGAATCTACTCAATATGGAACTTTTACTGTAGGAGAAGGTAACGGCGAAACAATGGTTAATAACTTAATTGCACCGGCAATTAAAACACAAGACGGAATTTTAATGTATGCCGACAATCGTTTCTTATCTATTAGAGAAGCAAAAGGTCTTACTGGTCAAGAAACTAAAATTCACGTAAATGAAGCATTTAAAATTGCAGATCTTTCTCCAGAATACGTAAAAACTACTTATGGAAAATTTTATACATTGTGTGAATCTTATGCACTATTAGGATTTAAAAAGACTGAAGACGGTTTAGGCGTTGAATCAAATGCACTTAGAGGTTTTAAAATGAGCTTTGATTTAAACGAGAAAAAAGAAATCGTGTTAAATGTAAATGGTGAAAAATTCGATTCTGCTAATTTTGTAGTGTCTGAATCTCTTGCTTTAGAAACTAGCCAAAATAAAGAAAGAATTAATACTATACTTGAAAATTCAGGAAATGTGTTTCATTTTGAGTTTATTAAAGAGGTAACGAACTATCGTACATTAAGCGAAGCGTTAGTGTTACACTTAAATAACGAATATTATATTTGTGAAAAATTAAATGCTGCGGAGCGCGAATGGAATAAAGTTAACGAACATCAATTAAGTCAATTTTTTACCCATAAGTTTAATTATGATGTAACAGCAATCTTTAAAGTAAAAATAGATGAGTCTATTGCTCAAATCAAGAAAATCGAAGAACAAAAACAAACTATCTTATCTGATATTAAAAAGCTAGAAGAATCTGTTGAGAAATTAAATATAGCAATCGATGCTGCTGGACACGATGTTGAAAATTCAAATAAATTAAGTGGAATTAAAGAATCTATCCTTTCTACAATTGAAGCATTGAAAAAAGAATATGTTGACACTGACTTACTTAAAAAAAAAGTAGGTTAAACGAAGCTAAAAAGGATTCTAATAAAGGTTCTGAAAAATTTAAAGTCGGAGACAAAGTAGAAGTTAAAGGAAAAGTCGGAACAATTACTGGAATAAACGGAGCCACTGGAGAATATTTAGTAATGAGCGGTTTAAAAAACAATAGTTATAAAATATCCGAGATATCTAAACCTCAAGCTAGTAAGAAAAAGAAATCTACCCGAATCGAACAGATAACTAGAGAAAAAAGTCCTCGGGAAAAAACCATTTTTTAATTAAAGGAGCATTTTTGCTCCTTTTTTGTTTTAATTGATTTTAGATTCATAGTATATTAGTTTTAAATAAACTTTTAAAAATGGAAAAATCAATTAAAATTGGGCCAATTAAACGCCGTAAATCTGTAAAAACCGTACATGTTGAAGTTCGTAAGCAAATCAATAAGATGAAGCTTGGCGAATATTTTGAAATTTCTGGAGTAGACAAAAAGAATCTCTTGAATTTAAGAGCAGCTGTTTCGTATTTTTCTAAAAAGGACGGCTATCGTGTTGCCACTGAACACACTGGCGATACGTTAACAATCGAAAGAATTCGTAAATAATCAAAACTAAATCTGGCTACACAGTACAATATTTTAAACAATTAACAAAAAATGGATACAAGGATAGACTTTAATACTGCTAAGAAATTCGATCAAATCGATTTAGTAGACTGGAAAACTAAATACGGAGACTTTAAGTTTTACGTACGTAAAGGATTAAACGAGGTAAAATATAATGTTGCCCAAAATTTTTCTAAGAAAGCGACTGGCGGTGAATATATCCACCCGTTTGTGTCAGAACGAATGGGTACTCCATTAAACGTTAATGCTGTGTTAAACCGTCCAGACACCTGGTTAGATATTGGCGGGCATATTGGTTTATTTGCGATTCGCATGGCCAGACAGTTTCCAAATATTAAGAAGGTAGTTTCATATGAAGCGTTACCGCATAACGTTTCGTTTGCTGTTGAAAATATCAAAGTAAATAACGTAGAAGGAACCTGTGAAATGGTACAAAAGGCAATCGTGCCAAATGATGCCGAGTCAATTAGTTTCTTTATCTCTTCTGACTCTGGAAAGCACTCTATTTTACCAGTAAAAGGTCGTGAAAATATTACTGTTCCTGCAATCAATATTAATGATGCAATTGCTCAAGCTGGGGCAACTGCTATTAAAATGGATGTCGAAGGTGCAGAATACGAATTAATTAAATCAATTAAAGACTGGTCAAATATTCGTGTTGCAATTATCGAATGGCACTTTAACTCAATGCGATCCCTAACTAAGGACAAAAACTATCGAGTTACCCTATTCCAAGAAATTATTGCAATTCTTAAAAAGAACGGATTTGATCACATTCGTAATTTGCCAAATGTTGAATATGGAAAGAACTTTATTACTCACTTTGTAGCAATAAAAAGCGATGATAAAGGTAGCGAGTCCCTATAATCTTCTACAAGAAATATACAACGAGCATCCATGGAGGATGCTCGTTTGTTGTATCATGCTTAATTGCACTTCAAGAAAGCAGGTCGATCAGGTTCGGGATGAGTTTTTTATTAAATACCCAGAACCATCCGACGCATCCTGTGCCGACTCCGAAAAGATGGCCGAGCTAATTTCAATACTTGGATTTAAGAACAAACGCACTAACACAATAAAACGCTTCTCGAATGACTGGGTTAACCTAGAGTGGTCCGAACCTAATGAATTATATGGAATAGGTAAATACGGACAAGATTCATGGGAGATATTCCAGAAGGGAAATTTAGCAGTTACGCCTACTGATGGGGTACTTAATACTTATCTCGATTGGGCTAAAACCCAAACTATAAAACCTGTATAATAATTTATGAAAGCACTATATGCATACTTTGGACTATTGGATCTACATAAGATAGATTCTCCAGGCCACTCGCTATATCAATTAGGATTAATGGATTCAATTAGAAGATCCTATGAAATTGATAAATTTGACTTTTTCTCATATTATCCTGAAAAATTAGCACAAGAAGCCGAGACTCCAA